ACAGCTAATATTACAAATTGTTCAATTGTTAAAGCAGGTATGACCGATGTTTGGGATGACCGGTTTTTAAAACGATATGCAACGGCTTTAATTAAATACCAATGGGGTTCGAATCTTTCTAAATTTGCCGGTGTGCAAATGCCAGGTGGTGTTACACTAGATGGTCCTAGAATTATGGAAGAAGCACAAAGGGAAATTGACAAGATCGAAGAAGAAATGCAATCATACAATGTTCTTCCTTCTGACTTTATAATGGGTTAATTGTGGCAACTAATTTTTATTTTCAGCCATTCCCACAAGAACAAATAACTAACGAGCAGTTGCTTGTTGAAGATTTGGTTATTGAAGCTATGGGTATCTATGGCATGGATGTATATTATCTACCAAGAAGTAGTGGTGGTACCGAAGATATGTTGTATGGCGAAGATACGATGAAACAATATCGTAGCGCTCATCAAATTGAAATGTATCTTGAGAACATTACAGGTATGGATGGTGAACAAGATTTTATTTCTAAATTTGGTTTAGAGATTCGTGATGAAATTACTTTACTTGTTTCTCGCCGTAGATTTAAATATACAGTTGGTGCAACAAACTTTCAAACACCAATTTTAGGCGATATAATTCCAGAAGAAAACCGAGCACCTACACGGCCTAGAGAAGGCGACTTAGTTTATTTACCTTTACTACAAAACTTTTTTGAAATTACTTTTGTAGAACACGAAAATGACCAAGCTATGTTTTATACATTAGGTCGTGGTCGTGGTGGTAATGTTTATGTTTATTCATTAAAACTTAAACAGTATGTATTTTCTGAAGAAATTATTGAAACAGGTGTTAGTGAAGTTGATGACCAAGTATTTGATGCCTATAAGAGAACTCGACTTACAGTTAATCTTACAGGCGGTGCTGGTGCATTTGTTCCTGGTGAAATTATTTACCAAGGTACTGATGCGGCTAACGCTGATGTTCAAGCCATTGTACACACTTGGCAAACAGGTCAGTATGTTGATGTAATCCGCACAGAAGGTACCTTCGTGGCCAATGTTCGTGTTAAAGGTGCAGAAAGTAATTCAACGTGGGTACTGGCAAATTCTAATGATAAAGTTACTCTTGATAATGCCTTTGAAGATATTGCTGATAATAACCGTATTGAAACGGAATCTGATCTAATATTAGATTGGACAGAAACTAATCCATTTGGTGGTGATTAATGTTAGGTCAATCTCATTTTTATAATCGTACAATTCGTAAAGTAGTTGTTGCTTTTGGTACTCTGTTTAATGATATACAGGTACAAAGATATGCAGGTACAACACCTAAAGAAATCTTTAAAGTACCTTTGTCATATGGTGCAAAAGAAAAGTATATGACAAGGTTAACTTCTGATCCCGAATTAACCAAATCTATTGCAACGGCTGTACCTAGAATTTCATTTGATTTAACAGGTATGAATTATGATGTAGGCCGTAAACAGATGAGTATGCTTCGCAATTTTTCTGCAAATACTACTACATCATTTAATACTCAACATGCTCCTGTGCCATATGATTTTAATTTTTCAATGTCAATCTATGTTCGCAATACAGAAGATGGCACACAAATTCTAGAACAAATATTGCCGTTTTTTACACCCGATTTTACAGTCACGGTTGATTTTATTCAACCAATGGATCAAAAATATGACATGCCTATTATTCTTAATTCTGTAAACTCAACCACAGATTATGAAGGCGACATGATGAGTACCAGATTAATTACTTGGGACTTAGAATTTACCGCCAAAGGTTACATTTGGCCTGCTGTCAAGAGTGGTAAAGTTATTCGTCAAGCAAATACAAATATATACTTACAGGCTAATACTACTACATACAATTTAGCAACTGCAATTTCTACAATGCCTGATCCATATGATGCTATGCCAGATGATGAGTTTGGTTTTTCAGAAGAAAGATTTGATGAAACTTACCTCATAGCAAATACTGGTGAATATTTAATAACCGAAACAGGCCTCAGAATAAGAGAAGAATAAAAATGCCAAGTAAAACAATAACACAATTAACCGCTTTAGATACTGTATCAACAAATTTAGCAAATACTCTTTTTGTTGTTTATGATACTGAAACTGGTACAACTAAAAAGGCATCACTATCACAAATAGATACAGCCGTTGAAAGATCAATACAGAATGTAACCTCTGCCGGCATTTATGCCAACGCAGCTTTTGCTAGTGCTAATACAAAACTTTCAGCTAATGGTGGCACAATTACAGGTAATTTAACTGTCACTTCAAATATTACTACCAGTAATTTAACTGTTAATGGTATTTTTAATGTTGATGGTGTTGTACTACAATGGCATACACCAATACCTTTAACATCCAAAGGTGATCCAGGAGATCAAGCTGGTTATATTGCTATCGATAATGATAAATTATATCGTTGTGTAGAAAATTATACCAATGGTGCAAATAACATTTGGAGATTTATAAACTTTACTGGTGGAACTTGGGGTTAATTAAGTGAAAAAAACTAATGAGAAGTTATCTGAATTATTAAATGTAGAACCAATACCTGTACATACAGAAGTAGTACCCATATTAGATCCTATTCAAAACGATGCAGAGTTTGCTCGTGAAAATATTCGTGATTTAATTGCCAAAGGTAACGAAGCCATAGATGGTCTATTGCATGTTGCCAAAGAATCGGAACATCCAAGAGCATACGAAGTTGCCGCCAACATGTTAAAACATTTGACGGACATGAATAAAGATTTAATGGAAATACAAAAAAGAAAAAGAGATTTAGAACCTAAACAATCAAATAATATGAATATCGATAAAGCAGTATTCATAGGATCAACAGAGGATTTAATTAAAATGATTAAGTCTAATAAATGAATATTGATGATGGTTACCTAGGTAACTCCAGTTTAAAAAAACCTGGTACCGAAATATCGTACTCTGAAGAGCAATTGATTGAAATTGCCAAGTGTATGAATGATCCCATTTATTTTATCAGAAACTATGTTAAAATTGTTAACGTAGATCGTGGTCTTGTGCCTTTCGAAATGTGGCCGTTCCAAGAAGATATGGTGCGAGATTTTCACAACAATCGATTCTGTATTGCAAAGATGCCACGACAAGTTGGAAAGACGACCACGACTGTTGGATATATGTTGTGGTCTGTTTTGTTCAACGACAACTATTCAATTGCAATTCTTGCCAACAAAGGTTCTCTTGCTCGTGAAATTCTAGGTCGAGTACAGTATGCCTATGAATATTTACCTACTTGGATGCAACAAGGTATTTTAGTTTGGAATAGAGGTAACATTGAATTAGAAAACAAATCTAAAATATTTGCTTATGCAACCTCTGGTGCAGGTGTTCGAGGCGGCACATATAATTTAGTATTTTTGGACGAGTTTGCTTTCGTACCTAATAACATTGCAGAAGAATTCTTTACATCGACCTATCCAGTTATCTCATCTGGTACTACAACAAAAGTTATTATTGTTTCAACACCAAATGGTTTAAATCTTTTCTATAAAATGTGGAAAGATGCTACAGAGAAAAGGAGTTTATATAAACCAGTTGAAGTTCATTGGTCTATGGTACCAGGCCGTGATCAAAAATGGAAAGAAGAAACAATACGCAACACCTCAGAAGAACAATTTAGGCAAGAGTTTGAAACTGAATTTATTGGTTCAACCGCAACACTTATTTCTGCTGCTAAACTTAAAGCTTTATCATATGAAACTCCAATAGAATCATCTGATGGTTTTGATGTATATGAGTATCCACAAAAAGGTCACATGTATGTTATTACAGTAGATAGTTCGGAGGGTGTTGGTCTAGACTATTCCGCTTTTTCAGTAATCGATGTTACTTCTATACCTTATCGTCAAGTGGCAAAATATCGAAACAATAAGATACCAACATTGATCTACCCAACACTTATTTACTCAGCAGGTATGAAATACAATGAAGCTTTCATTCTTGCAGAAACCAATAACATTGGTCAACAGGTAGTAGACATATTGCATTATGACCTTGAGTATGACAATATATTTAAGTTGGAACACCACAATATTAAAGGTCAACATATTTCTGCTGGTTTCAAAAGGTCGGTTTCTTTTGGACTTAGAACAACCACTTCAGTAAAGAAAATTGGTTGTGCCAACTTTAAGGCCATGGTGGAGAGTGACAAACTTATCATCAATGACCAAGACACTTTGTTGGAACTATATACCTTTTCAAGAGATAAAGATACTTACAAAGCTGAAGAAGGCAATCATGATGACATGGCCATGACTTTGGTTATGTTTTCTTGGTTGGCTGCACAGAGTTTCTTCAAAGAAACAACAAACGGAGATATTCGTAGGCGATTGGTTGAAGAACAAAACTTATTGGTCGAAGAAAATATTGCACCTGTAGGTATTTTTGATGATGGTATTAAAGAAGAAGTTGTTGACGATGGTAATAATAGATGGTCTTTTGTAAAAGACCGTGGGTATCCATCCTCAATTTTATAAAAACATAAATACATCATAAAATCGCATATCAGCCTGCAAATAAAGGAGATTAAACTATGGCTTTTCAACTATCACCAGGCGTGAATGTATCAGAAGTTGACCTTACTACAGCTATTCCTTCTGTTTCTACTACTGTTGGTGCTTTTGCCGGAGATTTTCAATGGGGACCTGCAAATGAAATAGTAACTATTTCAAATGAAGTTCAGTTGGTCGAGAGATTTGGCAAACCCGATAGTAATACATTCACCAGCTTTTTCACAGCATCAAACTTTTTACAATATTCAAATGACTTACTAGTTGTACGTTCCATAGGTAGTGGTGCATTTAATGCTACTACAACTGGAACTGGTGTTTTAATTGAAAATATTTCTGACTATGAAGATAACCATTCTTCAGGTTCAGGTTCGAATGTTTTTGGCGCAAAATATCCAGGTCTTTTAGGTAACTCTCTTAAAGTTTCTATTTGTGATTCTAATACTACTCTTTTAGCCACTTGGGAATATGCTGACGAATTCGACAGCAATCCATCAACCTCAGAATATTTAATTAGAAATAATAGTAATGCTGGTTTGGCTAATGATGAAATGCACATTGTAGTTCTTGATACTACAGGAAGAATTAGTGGTACCGCCAATACTATTTTAGAAAAATTTTCTTTTGTTTCTAAAGCAAGCGATGCTAAAACCGATGACGGTTCAAGTAATTTCTACAAAGATGTAATCAACAATCGTTCCAAATATATTTGGTGGTTATCACACCCATCAGAGGGTACCAATTGGGGTAGAATTGCTGGAGACAATTTGGTTTATACAAAAGTGGCCTCAACAGACTACACTTTAAGTGGTGGTGTTACTGCTGCTCCATCTGCCGCTAATCGAAATACATCTTACGATCTATTTAATAATCCTGATACTGTTGATATTTCTTTTATTCTTGCTGGTGAAACTTCAGGTTCAACAACAATTACCGCTCTTGAAGCTATAGCTGAAAGTAGAAAAGATTGCATAGTATTCATTTCTCCACAAAGAAGTGATGTGGTAGATAATTCAGGTAGTGAATCTACAGCTTTGCAAACTTTTAGGCAAACAACTTTATCTTCTATGTCTAGTTCTTACTTAGTTTGTGATTCTGCTTGGAAATATCAATTCGACAAGTACAATGACGTGTATCGTTATGTACCATTAAATGGTGACATAGCAGGTCTATGTGCAAGAACAGATTTACAACGTGACCCATGGTTCTCACCTGCAGGTATTAATCGTGGACAAATCAAGAATGTAATTAAACTTTCTTGGAACCCAACAGCATCACAAAGAGATACATTATATAAAAATGGTATCAATCCAGTCGTAACATTCCCTGGTGAAGGTACAATTCTTTATGGTGATAAAACTTTCTTGACAAAACCATCTGCGTTTGATCGCATTAATGTTCGCCGTTTATTCATTGTATTAGAGAAGGCTGTTGCTAGAGCTGCACGTTCTTCACTATTCGAATTCAATGATGACTTCACAAGAGCTCAATTTGTTAACTTAGTTGAACCGTTCTTGCGTGATGTTCAAGGTCGCCGTGGTATCTATGACTTCCGTGTTGTTTGTGATACTACAAATAATACAGCTGAAGTTATTGATACAAATCGTTTTGTTGGTGACATTTACATTAAGCCTGCTCGTTCAATCAACTTCATCCAACTCAATTTCGTTGCTACCCGTACCGGTGTATCATTTGACGAAATCGTTGGACGATTCTAATAAATAGAGGGATAGGAGAAATCATATGGCATTTAATGTAAATCAATTCCGCTCTCAGATGACTGGAGATGGTGCCCGCCCAAATTTATTTGAGGTGTCGTTACCATTTCCTAACTTTGCAGCACCAGGAACAGCACAACAAAAAACGACATTCATGTGTCGTAGCGCACAGTTGCCAGGTTCAACACTTGGTATTGTGCCTGTAAATTATTTTGGTCGTGAATTAAAATTTGTAGGTAATAGAACATTTGTAGACTGGACAATCAACGTTATTAATGACGAAGATTTTATTATCCGTAATGCATTTGAACGATGGATGAATGGTATAAACAGTCATTCATTGAATGTTCGTAATCCTGCGGCTCAAACACCCGTTAGTTATTCCGTTGATGGTGAAGTTCGCCAATATGGTAAAGCAGGTGATACAATTAAGAAGTATAAGTTTATTGGTTTGTTCCCAACCGATTTAGCTCCAATTGAGTTAGATTGGGGTTCAAACGATGCAATTGAAGAATTCACCGTGACTCTCTCCTACCAATGGTGGGAATCGGCTGAAGACGCTGTGGTATAAAAGTGGGGGATATTCCCCTACTTTTATTTTTTTAGGATGAATGAATAATGGCAATAAAACTTTTCGGTTTTACTCTCGGTCAAAAAGATGTAGTTCAGGTACAAAAACCTGAACAGGCATCTTTTGCACTTCCAACAGAGGCAATTGATGATGGTGCAGTTAATATCACTCAAAATGCCCATTACGGCACCTATGTTGATTTAGAAGGTGCTGTTCGTAATGAACTAGAATTAATTACTCGTTATCGTGAGATGGCAAATCATCCAGAATTAGAGATGGCCATCGATGAAGTTGTGAATGAAGCTATCACTCACGATGATGACGGCACTTGTGTTGATATTGTTTTAGATAAACTAAAACAACCTGAAACAATTAAGAAAAAAATTAAAGAAGAATTCGATACAATTCTTCGCATGATGAATTTTAATAATCTTGCAGACGACTTATTCAAGAGATGGTATATTGATGGTAGAATTTATTATCATGTTATCGTTGACGATAAAAACCCTAAGCAAGGTATACAAGAATTAAGATTTGTTGACCCACGAAAGATTCGTAAGGTTCGTGAAATTCAAAAAGATAGAGACCCAAAAACTGGTGCCTCAGTTATCAAATCTATTGCCGAATATTATGTTTACAATGATAGAGGCACCACAACTCAAACTTATACAGCTCAAGTAAATGCTGGACTTAGAATTGCTAGTGATGCTATTTTAAATGTCAACTCTGGTTTAATGGATGCAAAGAATACCTTTGTTATTTCATATTTACATAAGGCGATTAAAGCATTAAATCAGTTGCGTATGATTGAAGATGCGGTAGTTATTTACCGCATATCAAGAGCTCCTGAACGCCGTATTTTTTACATTGACGTAGGTAACTTACCAAAAGGTAAAGCTGAACAATATCTTCGTGATATTATGGTCAAGTACCGTAACAAAATGGTCTATGATGCTGAATCAGGTCAGTTGCGTGATGATCGTAAACATATGTCAATGTTAGAAGATTTTTGGTTACCTCGCCGTGAAGGTGGAAAAGGTACGGAGATTACCACATTACCAGCTGGTCAAAATCTTGGCCAAATGGAAGATGTTCTATATTTTAAACAAAAATTACTTAACGCATTGAATGTACCAATCTCTCGTTTAGAACCACAAGGTGGTGGTATGATTGGTGTTGGTCGTAGTACAGAAGTTACCCGTGATGAAGTTAAGTTTATGAAGTTTATCACTAGACTTCGTAACAAGTTTACTCAATTGTTTGACCATGCATTACAGAAACAATTGGTTTTAAAAGGCATTTGCACTACTGAAGAGTGGGATAATTTTAAAGAGTATATCTATTACGACTTTAGAAAAGATAATAACTTTACCGAATTAAGTGAGGTTGAACTTAATCGTGAAAGAATTAACTTATTAACTCTCATTGATCCTTTTGTAGGAAGATATTACTCGCAAGAGTGGGTTAAAAAGAATGTACTTAGAATGACAGATGATGACGTTAAAAGAATAGACAAGGAGCTAAAAAATGAAAGCGAAACCCTCCCATCAGCCCAGCAAGGCCCCGTTCTCGGACAAGAAGGCGCCTCGCCAGCAGAATTTCCTCCCCAGGACAACACCCAAGAGAACAGCTCCTCGGAGTCGGTAACACCTCAACTTGATTCGGAAGTTGAAAAATATTCATTAGGTATAAATAAGAAATAATAGGAGATAATTATGGAACAGATTCAAGCATTTATTAATCAAGTGAGTACAGGTCAGTCCGCTAACGCACAGGACACTCTGAACAATCTTATTTCAGCCAAAGCTATGGAAGCTTTAGCTAATAAAAAACAAGAAATGGCATCAGCTGTTTTTAACGGCAAAGATACGGAATCAACAGAAGAAACTGAATGAAATTTTTAAGCGATTTTAAAAACATCTCGTTAGAAGAAGGTAAATCAGACTTTAAAAAGCTTGATACCTTAGTTCGTTCTGGTTTAGGTGATGCCTCACAATTGCAAAAAATTCATCGAGTTTTAAACAAGATGAAAGAAGATACACCAGTATTAACTACGGCAGATAAGACTATCGTACAAGAACTATTAAACAAAATGATAGACCTTATTACAAATAATAAACAATTATTTCAGCAAACTCGCCGTGCGGTAAGAGAAGAACTAGAAGAAGGTGTGGTAGATTCAGCGGATTATAAGTTAACTGCCTCAGGTAGAAAAGTTAGAGCTCGCAGAATTGTTACTGGAACTGTTCAAGAAAATG